TGCTGAGTTATCTTGAATATGAATTATCTCATCGGGTTTATATTTAGTACCGTTATAATCATATCCTTTAATAAATGTTTTCTTATCCGGATGAATTGTTACATTCACTGCAGGTAAGTGGTATAGAGCAGAACCATCAAAATAAATAAAGGCATTTCCATCCATAATCATATCTAAAAATAGATTGCGTCTGAAAGCATCGGCACTTTGAAAAGGATTAGGATTCCTATTTAACATAGTAACTAATTTCTTATGTCTAATAGTTGCTACTCCAGGAAATGCTTCCTTATCTCCTACATCTATGTTGATCTGCGATGCAGCATCAACAATCATGTTTACGCCTCTATTGACTACTTCTAATCTTTCATATGCTCTTTCGTAAGGTAGTGAAGACTCTAATGGTCCTCGGCTCCCTTCTGCCGCTGCTATTTGTGGCTGCGACGGGTTCAATTTCTGAATCAAATCTCTAATTATTCCCATATTCCTTTACTCTTCTCTTGTTCACCCATCGCTGTTGCTTGGGTCCAGTGACTAAAGAAGGTTTTTTACCGTATATAGAATGTAGTTTCAAATGATGTTTGTGGCAGAGAGTAACTGTGTCATCATAAATTTCTTTATGGTGAACCTCAATAAACTCATCCCTCATATCTATCATATCTTCTGCAGTCGATATAACCAGTTTCTTTTCTTTAATCCACTTATTAAGAAGTTCTGTTACACTGAAAAAGTGGTGGAAGTCTAAAGACTCATTTCCACCGCAGATATAACATTCTTCGTCCTTTACATAAGCACTCTTTGCTCGGTCTCTTATGTATTTAATCTTATCGCGTTTAAGTTCACTCATAAGCTAGTTTTTTAAAATTTCTCTGTATATGGTGAATTATATCAAATTCCAACAAAAAAGTCAAGAGGTATTTTTCATCTGGTGGAAGTTAAAATGTAATGTCTGAAGCCACGAAGGTATATAACGCGTATCTAAGAGCATCTGCCATATGAGATGCCATATTATGAACAGGTTTTTCTGTTAGTAAGTTTTCATTAGGGTTCCATTGGTATTGATCTAATGACATTAGAGTGTGTTCACAACGTTGGTCCACGATTAATTTGCTGTTATCAACAATAGTGGCAACAGACGCAATCCCGTCCAGCACACTCTTGGTTGCATTGATAGTCGAAATATCGTAGTTCTGGGCTAAATCGAAACGCATTTGTTGAGCTGCGGAATCGATATAAATTGCGTCTATATCCCACTTACTAATCATACCTTGTATAACTTCGGCATGGTGCTCAGTAGTCTTTTCAGCCTCCATATACTCATCTAAAATATAATATGTTTCCGCATCCCAATCGAAACCTATAACACAGAATGCAGTTGGATCACGATAACCAACGTCTAACCCTGCAAAAATATCCATCTTTGATGTATCTAATTCCTCTAAATTAGCTACGCATTCTTCATAGTCGAAGTCCCATACTTGCCCTAGGAATGTATTAAAGTCTGCTAAGTATTCTTGATTAAACTCAGCTTTAGACATACCTTTTTTAGCTTCATCAATATCCTTCTGAGAAATTCTAGGATTTTCATGATATGTGGAGCGTATAGATGCCCAAGTTGGGTAATCGTCGTTATAACCACGCTGATAGAATTCAGAAAACCAGTTATTACGCCCACGAGGTGTAGATATAAATATACACTTACTATTAGCCTTATCTAGAGTAGGGCGGAGTGCTATATTGAAGGCATCCATACCTCCATCACCTAGCGCCGCTTCATCAAATATAATAAGATCATAAGACCTACCAACGGTACTATCAACTTGATTGACTGATCCCATTCTGATAGTGCTTCCATTTGTTAACTCTATAATTTTGTCTTTAGCATTGTCTCTAGCAACTTCTAGATCAAAATGCTTAATTAAGTTTCTCTGCAAATCAAAAGAAATTTGAGAGAGTGAATAGTTTGGACTCATTATTAGTACATTTGTGTTAGGCACAAGAGCTACTAATTGTCCTATAATGTTTGCAATATACGTCTTACCTTGTCGTCTAGAAAGGGCGGCTACTACAAAACGATAATCTGGGTTATTAATTGCGTTAATTAAAGCAACTTGAGACTTAATAGGAGTAATTCCTAAAAGTTCCATGTATTGAGAAATAGGAAGTTTTATAAACCTCTCATCTTTCGGATAATTTACTAATTCTTCTACGTAAATATCTGCTCTGCTTACTTCTAACATCGAGTTTATCCTTTTAATTAGGTGAAAAAGCCTTACGCTGGGTAAGGCTTTATAAGTTTAGAATTACTTATCAGTAAAGATATGGTATATTACTGCAAGTGCTGCTAATCCAACTAGCCCAGCATTACCAAGGTTGGCGATAATAGTGGTAATAGTACCAATGATATCTCCACCAATGAACGGTACAGTCCCGCCAAAGATTACTTGTAATACGATTGCTAAAGCTATTAATGCTACTCCGGCTTCTGTTCCGGCTTTGATCCAGCCTACAATTTTATCTAACATAAAATTCTCCTATTTTGAAATTTGTCATTATTGACAATTATAGAATTATACCAGGTTTAACCAAAAAGTCAATACATAAATTTCTTAGGTGACAGTCAGCACCGATCAGACTGAACAGTTTTATTATATCTATTAATTAGGTAGGGCAACATCACTAGGTCTATTTTGTCTTAATTTTATATCATGTAACATTTCTTTTAAATTCTTACTATCTACTTGAAGCTCTCTAATTCCTAACATTACTTCTTCATGCATAGCCGGCCACGCGGCAATAAAGTTAGAGTTTCTAGTTACTTCAGACTGTATACTTATTTGTTTAGAACTTATAGAAGCTGCCCACCATACAGAAGTTATGGTTTGTCCAAAGACTGCAAGTAGTACTATTACTGCCCCGCTTTTTACCCACGGGGGTATATATTGCTTACGGTGTTTTAAATATTCTATTTCTTTACTTAAGGATGCTTGACCCGTAGTCATATCGCGTTTAAGTATTTCTAGATCTGTTTCTAGAGAGTTTACTCTCTGTTCCATTATTACAATTCCTTTTTAGCATGAGATATAATCTTGCCAAGCTTGAGTTGTCCTATTCTACTGTTAGGTACATACCTCCATATATAACCTCGTTTATTATCATCACATCCAAAAACAGTAATTGTTAAACCTATCTTAACTATTACAGATCTATGGTCATCTAGCATTACATGGTCCCCTTCTTTAAAGGGACCAAAGTATTTGAAGCTTATACCTTTAGCAATATTTGTAGCATAGTCTTTAATTAACATTGCTATAACTATACCCATCATTACCGCCATAAACGGTACCATGAAGTCTGCTAATTCTAAACTAAGCTGCTCAATGGTAGGCATCGTACCAATCACCATCTATGAACTCGCCATCTTCTAGGTCCTCATCCTCATAGGTGATAACGCCAATAGCAATAATTCCTTCATCAGTATCAACTGGAACAATATCTTGTCTGCCTTCTTGTATAGATTTTTCAAGAGATACCCCTTCTTCTCTAGTAATTAGTCCACTTTTAATTGCATCTTTAATAATTTGATTAGTTATAAGATGACCTGGGGGTGCTTTTAATTTACAAGGTTCTGCGTTTGCTGTATAAATAATTCCAATTACTAAAACTAATCCTATTGCTCTAACTGACCAACTCATTATTTCTTCTCCTCTGTTATAACGATACCCATTTCTAAGTAGTCTTCTTTAAGCCACTCTAGCTCTAGTAGTCTGTCTTCTGCATATAGTTGTTCATCTGACATAGCTTCGTCTTCGTATTCGTATTCATATTCGTCTTCTTTGAAAAGATCTTTATGTTTCGCTAAAGCGCAGTGATAAATCTCATGCCCCATAATAGCCATTGCTTCTCTATCGTCCCAGATCTGTGCTGGCATAATGTGAACGTAACAAACATCTTCTGTTTCATGTACAGTAGCGAAACCTCTAACTCCATCCTCTTCACCTAGCTCCATTCCAGACGCTTCTTCAAAAGACTCATTCAACTGATCCATACTACTATAAGTTACTAACTTAACAATAAAATTAGTTCTTTTAACTGAAATAGTATCATCTGGGCCATACTTTGCTAAATCAAAATCATCTAGTGCGTTTGCTTGGGAGTAAAAACATATTGTTATTGCTGCTATGGTAAAGTATACCCATGATAATACTGAAATTCTTTTCATTTGTCTTTTTTTCTATGACCGTTCCATGCAAACCAGCCTCCTAATCGTAATGCATAGTATGCAATATAATTTATGATAGTAAACCCATTTACATGGATGGCAACATCTCTAAATAAGACATCCATCTGTTTTTGATCTTTTACGAACTTTTCTGCGCTATCTGTAAGTATAGCTGCATACTTATATCCGTAATCATGTATAAGACCTGGAATTAGTAATACACCCATAGGGCTTAACCAACTCCTAAAATACTTTGGTACAGATGCTCCGTCAAATACGAAACCTTCAGGAACTCTGTACGTTACACCATTTATATAGTAATTCCAGTCTTCTTCTAACCTCCACTTTCTAGTAGAAATTATCCATATCCATATAGCTCCAAAGAACCCCGCTTCTTTTGTCTTAATTGGTAATGGTGACATTACTGGCATTTTCTTATAACTAAAAACCATAGTGTTCTCCTATTAATCCTAGTAGTACGAAAAATACAGGTATTCCTACCATCCATACTACTATATATGCTAGACA